CAAGTTATTTTGGAGAAGATTTAAAAGAAATTTACATTGAAATTAATAACAAAAAAACAAGTGAAAAATCTATTATTTTTTTAGACATTGATAATATACATACCGTTAAACATACTATAATAACTGGTAATGCGTTAGATAAAATCCCTATTACTGCTGCGGATATTAAAATTAATTTATTCATTTTGTTTTGTTTTTGTTATTTTGTTTAGCAAATATCGTAATTAAATTTTATTACACAAAATTATTTCAATATTTTTTCTAAAAAAGATACATTTTCTTGAGTTTTACTATTAACCCACTCATTTATAGCATCTTTATAAATGCTATCAATAAACCAGTAAAGCTTTTGTTTTCCAAATCCTTTAAATATTAAGCCATTTTTAAAGGTGTGTTCTAATCGGTCAGGATTGTTCTTTTTAAATAATTCTATTTTATCCGCTAATTTCATTTAGTATATTTTAAACCTTATAAATTCCTCACCTTTTTTAACTATTGTTTTAAACGTATGCAATTCGTATATAAATCGGTCATCTACTTTATATTTCTTAACCAAGCAATCTATAAAAGTTTTAACGCAATTATCTATATCACTTGCTTTAGAACTAAAGCCAAACTCTAAAGCCAATTTAATATGATCCTTGTTAGGTATCTCTATTTTATCAGGTAACAACCTCAAGCACTTTATAATAAAAATATCGTATTCTTTAGTGCGGAACTTTCTGCCCATAAAAGCGGAATTGATTGACATTGGCTTAATCTGTAATTTTATATCCATTAGAATACTGGCTCTTTTTTGTTGTTAACTACTACTCCTTGCTCAATTTCATACGGCAACCAGTCTTTATTTATACCAAACATTAACGGCTTAAATTCCATATTACGACTATACTCGCATTTTACATTAGATATTTCTTCTTCTTTGTCTATAAATACAACCGTTTCAGCTTTCTTTAAAACACTTGATCCAACGTGACCAACTGGCTTAGCAGTACCGAAATTCTTATGCAAAATTCCTGTGATATGCATTTGCTCTTTTACTTCTTTACGTGCAGTCCATTCGAGTAACTTCTCGGTTAGTCCTGTAGCTTGTTCTAAACTATTAAAATCAGTTACCAAGTCTACATATCCATCAATAGACATTAATCCAATATCTTTCTTAAATTCACTTTCATAAACCAACCAATTAATAAAATCAAAACGCTCTTTTGGCGAATAAGTTCTTAAAGAAAAAGTTTTGTATAAATCGTAGTTACTGCCGACCAAATCTAAAACCCTTCTAACTACTCTTTGCGTATGGTGTTTAGATTGTTCAGTGTCAATTGATATTATCAATTTATCTTTAGTATTGTGACCTTTTATTGAAGGATTGTAAATATTTGAAGAACCTCCAATATAAGCTGCTTCAATCATAGACTTAAAAAATGTTTTTCTACTTTTAGAAGCACCTACAATACAACTAAAATCTCCATAAGAACCAAAAGGAATCGGGTAGTGCGTTCCTTTATATTCAGAACTACCAATACTAATCGCTACGGGTTGTGGTTTAATTTCTTCCGATGGGTCTACATAACTATTTTTAAAAATATCTAAAAAATCTATGCCTTTTATTATTTCAGTTTGTTTTCCTAATTCTATTTTTGGTATGTTAATTTCCATTTTACTTTTTAGTTTTTGTTTTTGAAATTAATAATACAGTTTGTAATTGCATTATTTAGCGATTTAAATACGTTTTCCTTTGTGAATTTACCTAAAACATATATTTGTATATTTTTTTTATTTTCATTCGTTAAAACGCTTTGTTTTATTTCTTCTTCTTCTGTCAATTGTTTTAAATGGTCTGTATTGATTCCGATTGAGTGTAAATATTTATTTAATTCCAAGTGATTTAATCTATTTAAAAAATCATCGCAGGTTTTTTCTAAGGGTAAATCTAAAACTTCATTTAGTTTTTTAGTAGCAAAATTAATATCCTTGTAAAATTCTAATTCGTGCATTAAACAATAAACATACATCTTTGCAAAAATAGTATTTTCCTGAAACGCTTCTTTATTTATTTCATTTGTTTTTTCTGCTATGCTTACTAAACAGTCCAAATCGAATTGACACGGTTTTAAATTATCCTTTGTAAATCTTTCAAACAACCACTCAAAAGACTTCTTTAAATTTGGTTTGCTCATAGTCTGTCTTGTTGTTTTGGTTTAGCTTTTTTTATTTCTTGAGAATATTTTTGCATTTTTTCCGCTCGGCTTATAAACTCCAATGTTAAGAAATGAGGATTGTCTTTATGAAAGTCATCGTTAAAACAATTTGTAATAGCATTAACTATATCTTGTTTAGAATAACCTTCTTTTAACCTTGCATTAACTTGCCTTTTAGTTTTGTCGCAAACTACTCTCATCTTTTTTCCTGTTATAGAATTGAATTGCAAAAGAAGTCCCTCCCAATTGACCGAACGGTCATTATCTTTATTTATTACATTAACATTAACATTTACATTATCATTTACAGTTGGATTTGTTGAAGTTTGTTGAACAAAATCAACATTTGTTAAATTTGTTAAAGATTGTTGAAGTTCTTTTGCTTTTTTTCTTGCTTCAGCACTTGCTAAACCTGCCTTTACTCTACCTTCTTTAGTTTCTTCCCATTTTGTTAAATCCCTTTTAAATTGTTGTTTAATAGGTTCAAAAGTTAATTGTATAAGCAAATCGTCCGTTTCAGGTTTTTCGTCATTTACATATCTTAAAATATGTTTAAATAATTCTCCTGCTTTATCGTTTGGCATCTTTGAAACTGTATGAATCAAATCAGCATATAAAACAAATGATTTTTTACCTTGTGCCATTTTGCCCCTCCTTTTTATCTTTTGTTTTAATTAATCCTATTTGTTTTTTTAATTCTCTAACAAGACGAACTGCAGTTTGTTTGTTAATTGATATTTCAATATAATTGTCAATATTATCTTCTAATGAAATAGAAATCTCATTTAAACAATTATAACTACAAATTAATTTATAATCATTTGTAGTTGTTGAATCTGAACCATTAAACACTAAAGTTACATTTTCCATTTTTTAACGGTTTAAAGTTTACCGAAAACTATTTAATTAAAAAGTAAAATCCGATACGGTCAGCCTATTGTGAGATTTGGCTTTTCCATATCGGATTCTTATAATATTTTCGGTTTCGTAATAAATCTCACTAAATTACAAGCGCAAATATAACATTTATTTTAATACAAATAACTTTTTATTTATAATTTTCTGTTAATGTAAATCCTTTTAATTCTCCATAAGCTTTATTCAGTAAATACCAGTCATTTAAATCCTTAAATTTTATATGCATTGTTCCTTTTTTAAAGAATTTTATTTCAAAAAATCCCCATTCATACCATTTATTTGATTCTACAGAAAACGTAATATCATAATTATTTTTACCATAATTGAATTTATGTAAAGTGCCTATTTCATTATAATTTTTAGCTGTAATATTACATAACACTTTTGTTAAATCATCAATTTTTCTACCTCCATAAGAATCATATTTTACATTAATACCACCGCTAAAATTCATTTCAACTATACCTTCAATAATAAACTTTTTATTCAGCATATAGCCGCTATTTGTTTTCCATCCCTCAACTCCAAATCTATTTTCGTGAGTATGTCTTGTGAAATTATCAATTGCTTCTTCTAATGCTCTATCAAAAGTTTGTTGTCTTGTACCTACAATTATTTGAAGCATTTTATAAATATTTTTCATGGTAAAAGGAATTTTTTCCTGATTCTCAACAAATTTATTTATATCTTTCATTACTCCAGATGTTACATATTTATCCATATTCATTTTTTTAAATATGTGATTCCACGATTGCTTTTGTATTAATTTACCAAAATCTTTTTTATCGGTAACCGTTTTGTCATAACCTAAACTCAAAGATATTGCACTCATTCCAATTTGTAAAGTCATAGCATTAACCGAATCAATTGACGCTTTCATATTATCAAATAATTTCATAGTTCCAACATATCTATTTACCAATGCTCTAACTTCATTATATTGCATCATTCCTTCTCCTTGTTCTTCTTCTTCATCTTCTTCCATAAAGAAGCCATCAAATTCAAAATCAGTAGATATAATAGGCTTAAAAAGACGAATTAAACCTATATCAATACCTGTTTTGCGTTCGGCAGTTGAAAAGCAATCGCCTATATTTGTTCCGCTTCCATAATCTCTAATTAAACTACTTAGTTGGCGGTGCGTGTTCGTGTTCTCAATCGTTTGATAGTTACATAAAGCGACTATTTCGCAACCTTCAGGGGCAATATTCCAAGCGTGCATTATATGACGATCCGCATTGCTAAATGGAGGGTTCATATAAATAGCGTTTATGTGGCTTATTTGCTCGGGTTTACACTCGAAAAAGTCATCGCCTATGATATTACACTTATCTCTTAAAATCGCTCTGCAATTCTCATTTATTTCAATTGCTAAAACATCTTTTGCCCCATTGTTTTTGCAGTATTCTACTATGTGTCCAAATCCTGCTGACGGTTCTAAAATAATTTTATCTAAGCAATCTAATTGCATTAATTCAATTGCTTCTGTTGGTGTTGGATAAAGTTCGTTGTGAAACATTTTGTTTTTGTTTTTAAGATTAGATTGCAAATATCGTAATTAAATTTAATTACATAAATAAAAAAGTATATTTTTTGTAAAATAAAAAACCCCGAAATTAATCAGGGTTTAAATTTTATTTAAAAATATGCGTAATTCGTGCTATTTTTTTAAGCATAAATATAAGATGTCTTATTTTTTGTAGTTCCAATTAATCTATCAGTCAACATAGATCTACTCATTCCTAAAACAAAAGCAGCATCACTAACACAATCATAAAATATTCCAGTACTTAAATCAATTACTATTTTAGCATTTGGATTATTACCTCCTTTAGATCTTTGTGATATTTTTTCTATATTTTCTTTTGTATGCCTATAATTTCTTCTTTGTTTTTTAAATTCCTCTGTATGCTTAACTCCATACATTCCGTTTTTAACACCTTTATTTGCAAAAGAAATTTTATTTTTCATAACTTCGCTAATAACCTTTCTTTTTTCTTTTGTACATTGATAAACACAATTTAAACCATTTTTACTTAATACATTATGTAATTCTTGATAATATCTTTCTTTATCATTCAATTCGTCAATATTACATTCACATAAAACTTGAAATTTATGATTTTCAATTTTGTATTTTAAAAATGAATTATAAAGTTTTTTTTGACCTTTACAACTTAATCTTTTATAAAAACTAAATCTTTTTTCTATATCAATACTTTGACCAATGTAAACCCTGTTTTTTGGATTTGTAATTTTATAAATACCTATCATAATAAAAAACCACCAAATCAAAAGGTCGTAGTCTTTATCATTGGTGGAATTTAATAATGTTGTTAATACGGCTACGACTCCGAATAACAAATATACAAATTATTTTTTATATAAATCATAACTAAAAAATAAAATCATTAATACTTTTTTGACCATTTTCGTAATAGTTAAAATGTACAAAACCACTTATACTGTTTTGAAAATTCGTCTGAACCCAATTCGATGGCGGACTAAATGCGGGAAAGTTTTGATAGCTGAAATGTTTGGAAGTTGAATTGTCAAAAATATATTGATGTGAATCGCCTTTGCTGAACTCTATTTTTTGAGAATGTAATTTATTTTCGTCAATATAGTTTTTAATCTTTTCGATTTGCCTTGCATCTAAAATAGGTTTAAATCCAAATTTAAGGCTTTTATCGTCTTTACCGTGTGTAAGTATAAAAGTTATATTATCTTGGCTATAATGGTCTATAAATCGCCTTTGGTTAATTATTTCAATTCTTTCGGTATACTTTAATTCTATATAAGTTTTAAAAGCTGAATTTACAATATAACCAAAAGAACCTGCGTGGTTATCATTACAAATATTAATACATTTTATTTTGTCGTAGTGATTTATTAATGAATCAATTAATTGTATTTTAAAAGTCAAGGCGGTATCAAAGGCTTTTTGATTATCCATATTTTGTGGTAATGAATGACCTCCTCTTGTTGTATAACCGTCCCAACCGTCTAAAAAATCGCCTAATTCGTGAATTAATAATACATTTGATTTTTGATTATCTAAAGTGTGTTTAACCATTTGCGTTAATCTTTTGGTTAATTCGTCCTCGTTCCATAAACCACCGTATAAAGAATATCCGTCAGGGTTTACGTTCATACCTACGTGAACATCAGTATAAACCAATCTATCAAATAAGGCTATAGGCTGAAAATTCTCAATTGGTTTTAAGGTTATAGGCTTAATTTTATCTTTAAAAATATTTAAAAAGTCTATATCTTTTATGTTTTTTTCTTCTTCGCTTAATTTCTCAAATAATGGATTAGTAACTCTTACTGATTCATTTTTATTTTTCAACCATAACATTGGAACTGTTTTAGGGTCAACTCCTACGTTATTACAAGCGTTTAAAATTCCTGTATTGTTTTTAAGTTTAGTTATGTGTTTTCTAATTCCAGAGAATTGATCGGGTAAAATCTGTTTGGCTATTTCTCTTACGCTTAAACCTTTTTGTAATAATTCTATAATTTCGTCATTATACTTTGAAAAAATACTCATTGTTTTGTTTTTAGTTAATAAAAAAGTGCCTAATTAAAGGCACTCAAATATAGTATTAATTTTTATTATTTATACGATCATAAAACATTTGTATTAATTGTTCGTTTGTAAAATATAAACCGTGATATAAAAAGCCGTCTTGTACTTGCTCAAGTCTTGGCTCGGTTCTTATGAATTCTAATAATTTCGAAACTGTTTCTTTGTTCATTACATTTCATCGTTAAAGTTAGCCCTCATAATAGTATCAATTTTCTTTGTTATCTCCTGAAAGTACGTACTTTTTTGGATTGTATAAGTATCGGCAACCTCGTCATTTATAAGCTCACAAAACTCGGCTATATTATCTTTTAATCTAATTGCTTTTTGATTTGTTACTTTTAAATCATCTAAATTTTCCTGTACTAATTGCAGTAAACAATATAGTTTATGCATATTAACTTTTTTCTTTTTGTTCATAGTTTATTTATTTCGTTTATTACATTTGACCAATATTTAAAAACTTCAGCTGGTGCGCCTTGCCCTTTTATAATATGGCTATTTAATATATTTTTAACCGATATAACCGCACATTGTTTAGCTTTTTCTGAATTGGCTATTATATCCCTGTAAAATTCAAAGTATAACTTAAATGCAGTTTCTTTCGGTGTCATTTTGTTTTTTGTTGATTTTCTCTAACTTTTAGAATTAAGTATTCAATTAATCCAATTTGTAAACCACATTGTTTAGCTGCAATTTTTAATTCTTTTTCAGTTATTTGTCTATTCATAATTGTTTTAATTACCCCCTAAATTAATAGGGGGATTTTGTTAATGTTAGAATGGAAGTATATCGACTTCAATTTCTTCTACTGCTGCAGTTTGTTGTTCTTTAGCTTCAGAAAGTTTTTTAATTTTCCATCCTGAAATGGTATTAAAATATTTATCTACTCCTTCAGCGTTAGTCCATTTTCTACCTCTTAAATTAATATCAATTTCTACCTCTTGACCAACTGCAAAATCTTTTAGCAATTCGCTTTTATTACCACTAAACTCTACCAAAATAGACTGCGGATATTGTTCTGCCGTTTCAATTACCAATTCGCTTTTTTGAAATTTTTCATTTCCTACGTTTTCATTCTTTACTGAAATTCTACCTGTTACTACCATTGTTTATTATTATTTAAGTTGTTAATATATTCTTGTTTTAATTCACTTGCTTCTTTTATTCTTGCTTCCATTTTGTCACAAATAACGTCATCTTTTGTTACAATTATTTCGTGCCAATATTCTATACCATCTATAATACAATAGTTAAAGAAATGCGCCTTATTTCGATTCGTTGCCATCATTTGTAATTGCATTTGGTAAAGATACTGATCCTTTATTTCATTTGTTGCAACTAATTTAAAAAAAGTAGATGGTTTCGGACATTTTATTTCTAAGATCGCATCTTCGCCCACTAATCCATCAGGACTTGCTCCAGCACTTTCTCCAAAGTTAAAGAAGCCGCACGTTTCAACTTTTAAAAATTCAGGGTCTTTCAACTCCTGGAACTTTGCGAAGGCTAACGGCTCTAACATTTTTCCTCGCTCCATATCTATAGACATGTAAGTTTCTTCAGTTTCTCCAAATAACTCCTCGACAGCTTTATCAAAAGCGTAGTTTTTCCCTGTTTCTCCAAGCGATTTAATTCCCATTAACTTATATACCTCACTTGCTGTAAATCGCCCTAATCTTTGAGCAAACCAAGCATCAGTGCCTTGTTCTTTACAAGTATCTGTAATCTGTGTTGTTTTTTGTACTTCCATTTAGTTTTTTATTTAATGTATTATGACTTATTTTTAATAATAAAGCTAATTCCTTATAAGAGTTGTAAATTTCAAGAGTTTTTACATTTATTACTTTTTTACATAAAGAATTTGAAATTTTACTTTTTGTTTTTTCACTTAAAACCCTTCCTAAACAATATTTATTTCCTAAAGATAAATTACTAATTTTATTTTTAGTTTCTTCGGTATGTTTTCTTCCTAAACTATATTTATGATTTTTATTAGCTTCGCTTATTTTTCGTTTAGTTTCTTGTGAATGAGTTTTACCGAAAAAAGGATTTAAAATACCTACTTGTTTACCTTTTGTTTTTAAAGAAATTTTATTTCTTGTTTCTTCAGTATATTTTCTACATTTTAACTTATTGATAGTTTCTTTATGTAATTTTCCGCTTTTGTCTTTTGTTGTAGTTAATCTACAATTTAAACCGCTTTCCAATACATTATAAAAATCTTGATAATATCTTTCACGTTCATTAAGTAATTCAATATTACATTCTTCTAATATTTCAAAAATATGATTTTCGACACCATGTTTTAAAAAAGACCTATGTAATATTGTTTGTTGACTATTTCGCTTACTCATTGAAAAATAAGATTTTTTTCTTTTTTCAATATTAACACTTTGACCAATATAAACTCTATTTGTTGGCGATGTTATTTTGTATATTCCTATCATAAAGAAAAATCCCCTCTCAAGTTTACCGCCAAGCAAAACAAGAGAGAGGAGTTTTTAAGTTCTTAATCTTGGCGGATTTACTACAAATATACAAAAAATTATTTAATAAAATCTACATATAGCTTCCATATTTCGTCTGTAATTGTGTAACTCTTTTCGATTTGCTCAATAGTTGCATTAGCTTTAAATGCTGCTTCAAAATTAGCTTCGGTAAATTCCTTTTTTACTTTTGCTTTTGGTCTTAATGGTTTGATCCGAATACCGTCTGTAATTGCTCCCATCATTTTTACGTTACGGTCAACATACAATTCTATTTTCATTCCTGACCAATTCTCGATAACGTGGCACTCTTTACCTATCAATCCATCTTGCTTGGCAAATCCTGCTAAAATTTTATTGTTTGTACTATTTAATTTTAAAGGTTTAACAGCTTCCATAAAATAACAAAATATTCCGTCTTGTTTAGTTCCTGAAACATCTACATTTGTCTCGTATTTTACTTCTTTAATTTGGAATACTAAAGCTAATCCGTCTGTTTCCATTGCATCTAAATCAGCCGAAGCTAAATGCGTACTTTTTCTATATTTTCTCCAATCTGTAGCCATCTTATTTACATTTATTTATTAGTCTTTCAATTCTAGATACCATACCGAAATCAATCGCTTTTGACGTTTCTAAGATAACATTTAGCTCGTGTAGTATTTCTATTTGTTTATCTAAAAAAGCATCCTCAAAACCGCTATAAAAAGCTTCTGTTAAATTGTTGTAAGTTGGCTCTACTGTTTCGTAATCTGTTTCGATTTGGTTAATCGGACTATTTGAGTCAAATAAACCATTTTTGTAGTCGTCTAAATTCATTTTGTTTTTTGTTTTAGTGTTATTGTTTAGCAAAGATAGTAATTAAATTTAATTACGCAAATAAATAATAAAAATAATTAATCAAAAATTGAAATTTGGTTAATAATTGATTTGTTTTCTATTCCTAAAGCAGTTTCAAAAATAGTTCTTCCCGCTTCGTAGTCTACTAAATTTCTCGCTATCTTATCTCGTCTTTGTTCGCCTTTATATTTATAAAAATCATAATCGTGAAATTCAGAAAGAGTATTAATTTCGTTTTCCATCGAGCATAAAATACCTCCTAATTTGCGTTCTTTTAAATCATTAGGTAAATTAAAGTTAGTCCAATATAAGTGCCGACCTCTTTTTTTAGCTTGTATTAACGGCTCATAATAAGGAGTTACATTTTCAACTACATATTTTCCGTCAAAAAAATTATCTAAAAAAATAATTTCTTCATATAATTTCATATCAGGATAAATAAAATTAAATTTTTCTCTTGTTTTTTGAGTAACTCTAATTTTACTATGACTCGGACAAGGTGGGGAACTCCAAATAAAATCAAATTCTTTAAAATGCTCTAATAAATATTGGTGTGCATCTGCTATAATTACTTTATCATTTGGAAAACGCTCTTTGTATAGTTTGGCAAGTTCTTCATCCCATTCAACAGCAGTAACTTCTATATTTGCAACCTCATCCCATTTGTAACGGTTACCACCTAAACAAGCGTATAAATTTAAAACCTTAATTTTATTTTGCATAATAGTTCCTTTTAAATTTTTCAAAAGTGCTGTTTTTCATTTCGCTTTTGTTGTTAAAATATACATTTGCATTTTGTTTTTTTAATCCAATAACTCGACAAAACTCTGCTTTTGTCATTTTAGATTTTTCGAATAGTTGAATAAATTTTTCGTTCATTTTTTAGTTATTTAAGGTTTATAAATGCAAATATAGTAATTAAATTTTATTACGCAAACTATTAAGCATAAAAAAACCGCTAAAATTAATTAACGGTCTTAAAACAAAACAAAATAAAACACTAAATTTCTGAAAGCCAAATCTTTAAAACATCAATACTTTTTTCAATTTCTTGTTTAAGCGGGTCTTTTTTCCCGCCTCTTTCTAATCTCTTTACCACATCGAATAAATACGGATTCCAATTTCTTTCACTACCTACTTTGTATAAAGAACCTTTGTCGTTGTTGTAGTGCGGTTGTGGGTTAAATACTTTTTCTTCTGTAATTTTAAATAATGCTTTATCTTTCATAATATTAAATTTAGTAGTCAGGACAGGATTCGAACCTGTATGTTAGCTTTACATTTCGTTGACTAACCGCACCTTGAAGCGAGCGTTTACCGTTCCGCCACCTGACTAACCCGACCGGGGACACCCCAATCCCTTTTTTTAAAGTGGTCAAATTCGACCACTTTATCCCGTTTTTTGTAATTGATCTATTTACATCCGAAAGCCTTAAACAAATATACTAAATTATCTGCTTAGTTTATGTGCAAAAGCTTTAATAATTAAATCAGTCGGAATGTATTTAACAATTAACCTCAACCATCTTCCAGCGTTTGTAGTTGCAGGACTTTCGCTGTAAGTTTTTGCCGCGTGTTTTACTAATAAATCAATTTGTTCTTTTTTCATTTTGTTTAAATTTTTGGATATGTGATTCCGTTGTTAGTAATTGTTATTCCTTTATCAAATCTACTTTTTAGCGTTTTCCAATCAAAGCCGAAGTTTTTCTCAAAGTGTGGTTTATCTTTAAATGTTTTCCAATCGCCTCCCCACTCATAACCTTTGCTTTTAAAATAGCTTACTACCCTATCCCAATGTTCGTCAATAGTCCAGCTTGCAGTTTCAAAAGTTCCATCACAATTTTTATCATATAAAAGTACAATATCGAAGGCTAATCCGTAATTGTGAATTGATTGCCACGCATCCGCATTTGTTACTTTAGGTCTTTGTAAGTATAAAGCGTGTTGCTCTGCTGGACTTCTAAAAACGTAGCTAAAACGAAGCCTAACGTGTTTAGGTAGTAAGTTATTACATTCCTTATAATATACGCTTAATTCCTCACGGATCTTCGGGTGCGCCTTTTCAATTCTTTCAAGCGTTATTTTGTCCATTTTCTTGTATTTCGTTTCTGATTTCTTTACCAAATATAATCAATTTTTTAAACTCTTTTACGAATCTTTTACCTGTAATTTTATAAAAGTTCTCGTCTATTGAATTAAGTTCTAACCAAATTAAGCCAACACTTACTATCTTAGTCAGTAATAGTGGTACATTCATAATCATTTTCACAAACTCGCCTAATAAATTAACCTCTAAAACGTAAATAATAATCAAACAAATGTTATAAGAAAAGAATTTAAGCAAAAATCTTTTAACAAATGTAGGACAAAATTGATGGTTTTTAAATGAATTGATAACCTCAAGTAAAGCATCTGCAACTATAAAAGTTATTACGGTTGCCATTAATGGATAAATTGGTGCGATAAAAGCCAAAGCAATTCCGATAAATGTAATCGGCTCTATTTTCTTAATTGGTATTGTCATAATGCAAAAATTAAATAAATTCATTTATTACAGGGTTATAGTTTATTAAAGGCAAATCTTTAACCCATTGAAAAGATTCATTAATACATCCGTTTACTTCCTCAATTGAAATAAACCAAATTCCATCGGCATCTAAAACGGGATTAAAATATTGATTACCGTCATAACTTTGACCGTTTAAAGCGTCTTTTTGTTCTGTTGTTAATTTGTATACTTCCATAATTAAACTTGACGAGATAATGTTATTTGATATGATTGAATCGCGGTATATAAATTAGCCGCGTCGGCATCTGTTAATGATCCGCCAATACTTGAAAACGCGCACTCTCTATCTGAGAACTCTGTCGCGCTTACGTGATTTCCTTGTGAACCTATATAAATATTAATAGCCTGTGCAGTTCCTAATTGAGTAGCTGTTTGCGTGGCAAATAACGCACCGTTTTTATAACCTTTTGAGGAGGCTGCTGTGGCTGTATTAATAACGTGACCTATAGAATTAGTTGAAGCTGCTGTGGCTGCCCTTGAACCTATATTACCTCCATTCGTACTTGTTCCCGTGTTTAGTCTAAAATAAGCGTTTGTATATGAATTAGCAACTAATCCCGAACCTCTCCCCATCTCAACCCTAAAAGCTGCTGAGACGTTGTTAGTCCTTGAATAATAACTTAAATGCATATCACTATATCCGCCCGCTGCTATTTGAGTTAGGAAAGTATCTGCATATCCTGTTGTTCCGTTTGGTTTTGCTCCTGTTGCTGAATGAGTCCAACCGCCTAAAAACGATAATCTATAGGCAGCGTTTAAGTCTCGCGGGTCTTTTAAATTATATTTATGAGTAGTTGCAGTACCACCAACCATTGGATAAATAGCTTTCATTTTAGTCCATACACCGTAAGACTTCAAACTTACAACTAAAGTATTGATTGCGGTTTGCTGCGTTGGGTCTGTTATTCCTGCTGCTGTTATAAAAGCGGTTGCATCGGCATCAATTCCACCTGATACCGATTTTGTCATCGAACTAATTAAATTATAATACATATTAAACTTCTTGATTTAATCCAACAACATCAAATTTTGTATCTGTAGAGTTCCAAATACATCCTAAATAGGTAGTTTTATTCGCGATAGTTGTAGTTGGTAAAATTATTCCTAATGCTCTGTAATTAGTTCCAAATGCAATGCTTCTGCCAGTTCCGTTATCTTTAATTCTAATCATTAACGCTTGACCCTCTACCATTGTGCCTGTTGGATTTGCTATTGTCAATCCAGCGGCTTGAGCCGTAATAGTTACTAAATCGTTTGTACTCGTTGGTGTAACAGTTGCCGAACTTGTAACGGTTTGTAATCTTGGTGTAATATCTGCCTTTGCATTAAATGCGCTCCAATCGGTTGAACTTAACGCGCCTCTTTTTGTAGCACTTGCTGTTGGTAAATTAAAAGTATGCGTATCGGTTGCCGAACTAATAGCGAAGTCAGTTCCACCTGTCCCTGTTGCTAATGTTTGTACTTGAGCAGTTAATCCGTTTAAAGCTACTAAACCTGTTGTAAACGTTGTAATTAATTGCCCTAAATGACTATCTTGCGTATGTAGTTTAATTGTCTTACTGCTATTATTTACATAAATTCTAATAGCCAATCTATCAGTTAACGCTAATACAGTTTCAGGAACTGCTAAAGATGAAAAATAAGCGTCAATTGCAGTGCCATTCGTTATTCCCTCAGGAACTACTGAGTTGGATGCAATTAAAGTAAAAATTGCACCATCGTATTTATATAATTCAGTATAAAAAGAGGGTGTACCGCCCGCACTACTTGAACTGAAATAATATTCTAAGTTCCAATTTCCAGCGGGTATTTTCAATAAAGAAGGGTCTGCTACATCTGTGATAAAATTTGCAATATATCCGTTTGTAGCAATAGTAAAGTCAACTCCCGTGCCTATTACTGCTGTCTTACTCATTTCTAAATAAGCATTTCCTCCAATAGTTCCCTGACTTGTGCCACCATTAATGTAGTAATTTACTGAAGCACCGCCACCTCCTGCAGTACTTGATATAATTGGATTTAATGGATCGGTATTGTCTACGGTTACATTTGTACCAGCTACAACACTCTCAATATACGATGTCGGGATGTCCCCATCCCTATTAAAACCCGTGTATTTCAGAACTTCTAACCTCAACATTAAAGCCTGAGCACTTGCGAATGTTTCAGGACTTCCTATATCTGTATCATCATAAACTGTAATATTAGAGTATGAATATTCCCTTCTATTACTTCCGCTTTCCTCAACTATTTTGAAGGTATTCGCGTCAGTTTTACAATAAAACTTTGATAGAATAAAATTACTTCCATCACTCGGAATATGTAGCCAAGTTTTAAGGCTTTTTTTGCGTATTTCTAATGTAGCCATATTTTTTAGTCTAATGAAATTACTTCTATGTGAATTCTTAAATTTTGCGTAAAGTTCCCACTTTCATTCATAATTAAATAAAATTGAGTTGTTGAAACCTTTCTAAAAGAAGGACATAAAATAGCGTCATCACTTGCGCCTCCTAAACTTTCAACATCAAAACTAACTTTATAATTAGTACTTGGCATCGCTGTGCTTAATGTTACTAAAATACCAGTTCCAGTTCCTGTTGCAATTGATATATCACCGCTTGAGGTTACAGTTCCTGAAGTTACTGGTAAATTAATCCCTGTTAAATAACCTTTTCTAATAGGTAGTAGTTTCCCTTGATTTGTAACAATTGTATTTAAATCGCTAATTGTAGTATTTAATGTAGCAACTCTCGAAAACAATTCGTCTGTAATTGCTTGCTCTACATCTGCGTGTTCAATCTTTACCACCTTAGGTGTTTTGTTTCTAATTTTAGCGTCAATAAACGCTGTTAGTTCTGCTTGTGTCATATTTTTATATTAAGTAATCTGTTGAGTAATCTGAACTTGAATAATCTCCTGCAACTATATTAAAATTCCAAGAATAAGCCGCTGTAGTTTCGAATGTTGAAGAAAATAAACCGCTTGGTAATTCTATTGTGTAACTTCCAACAGCTGGTGTAAATGGATCCATTGAAATATAGAAATAAGCTCCGTCAAAGATTAAATAAGAACAGTCATAAGAAAATAAAACATTTCCTAAAGAATCTTTTAATTTTATGAATTTTCCAGTACTATTTAAAGTTGCATCTAATTTATTTGAAACAAATTCAATCTGACCTACAAATTCATAAATACTTACTTGTCCTACTGGATTATTTTCTATAATTCGTAAAGATTCATAAATTTGGTATTCAAGAGTAAAAATATCGCTATTATTTATGTATGCAGAAAATTCCCCCTCTGATAAATTAGAATAGCCTAAACGCTCCGATCCTTTTACGTTTGTTTTATTTGTCATTCTTAATCCATCAACATAAATAATATCGTGGATTAATAAAACATTTATGCGCTTAAATACAAAAGGATTAATATTTGCAAATTTATAATGACTTAATTCTTTTAATAAAGCGCGCGTACTTATTGTATTTCCTTTGCTTATTTGATAATAGTCTTTTACTTCAGTTTCGTTATCTAAACGGTCAAAAAAGCATCTTAATCTTATTGATTGATAATAATCAACAACATCATAAGAAATGCCATGAAAATAATCATTTGATTTATAATCAAAGCGTGTGGTTTGTTCCTCAGCTTCCTCCGTTATTAATATTTCATTTGAATACCAAACATCAGATCCAGTAGTCTTAACGAATTTTAATTTAACGGGTTGAAATCCAAAATCTATAGTAAGAAAATTTAATTCAAATGCTATTTGTTGTATTCCGTTAATATCTGTAAACTCATATATAGATACATTGTTAGTTATGTCAGCTAATGTGTCATTTTGACAATTAACAACAAAGACGGAAAAGTCGGTATCAAACGCAATGCCATCAGCGTTGTTAGTAATTTGTAAATAACTTTCTGACGGCAATAATTGCACACAATCTGAATAATTTATTTGTGAGATTTTTGGATTCTCGTCTTCAGTTGTTTTTGATAATTTTATAAAACTATAATCCATTTAAAGCGTCTGATAAGGTTATTGATGTCGTGTAAATAATACCATTAACTTTTATTTTTTCTATCCTTGTTGGATTAATTAATGGTATATTATTGAAATCATACAAAGTTACAAAAAAACCATCAATTTTAAACCAATTTCGATTAAGTATGATTGAATCATAGCCAACTTCGTTAATATTTATTAATTCCATGCCTATTGTGTCAATGGTTATAAAGTCGCTTTCATTTCTTTGTTCTCCTTCAATTGTTAATAAATTAGTTACCCATTCATAATCTAATTTTGTTGGATGTATTTTTAAAACTCGATTATTTGTGTCGACTACTCTAATAAATCCTTTTTGAGTAGCTAAATTATCTAACAAAGTTTTAACCGTTTCAAATTCTGCAATCACTTTTGTTTTGTAAAACATAGGAGACAAAATGGCATCGTTTAAATCTGTTACGTTAATATTTTCGCCCTCAATAGTTGCAACCGTTTCACTTCCGTATTTAGTTGAAAGTAAACCGTTATTTTTAAAGAATGTATTTTGTATTATTCCGCTTGGTTTATATTTGGATGCTGTTTTTAAATAGCTTTGCCAATGCTTCATATTTCTTTTAATAGAATAACGTAAATTACTATAATTGTCGCCACTTGACAAATTAAGTATTTCAGTAAATCCCTGATTTGTTCTATTTACATAAGATACATTATTTAAAGGATATTCAGTTTTAATAAATCCATCACCCTCAAAAGCTGGTGTAAATCCAACAGGTGTTAATGATATTTTTTCTTTCTCTAATGAAAATACTATATAAATACCTATATTTTCGCCTAATACAATTGAAAATTCAGAACCTACAACAAAACCTAACAAAGTCCAATCAAACGGAGTTCCTTCGCCATCTAATGTATTATTTAATATTTCAAGTTTGTCATCATTCATTCTCATTAATAATCGCAAACCAAAGCCACCAACAGATGAAGGATCTAATGGATATATATCAATTAAAAATATTTTATCATCATTATCTAAAGAAGTACTTTCCTTTGTGTTTATTCCTTGCCTTCTGGATGCTTCAATACTAAAGGGATCGCGAATATAGTTTACTTCTATTTTTTTAACATTCTCAACCAATTTATTAGGCAATAAGAATTGAGCGTCTGTATGAATACTGTCAACTGTGTTACTTTCGTCTTTATTTTGCTCAAAAGTCTTATAAGAATAATTAAAAGCGTTAATACTATATCTGTCATTAAAATTTGTGTTAAATTCTGAATCAGGTGCTTGTAAATAACCTCCTAAGTCTACATTATTATAAAAGTCATTATATTGCCCTATAAATACATTATTTTGGTTTATTTGATAGTCAGCATTAAGTTCCTGTAATCCTTCCGTTAAGTCCTTGAAATTAACGTAAAACGGCTTGTCTGTATATTGTCTTATTAACTTTCCATTAAATGCAAATTGTTCATAAAACTCTCCATCAACATCAAATTTAGGTGCGTCAATTGTTAATCCTGAAATTGATTTAATATTTTGTTTGAATAGGTCAATATATCTCACCCCTTTAATAACGCTATCAATAGAAGTAGAAATGGCATCTACTTTTATATTGAAATTTCTATGCTCTACACTTACATTGCAATCAGCAACTCCAACGCTCATCCAATAAAGCCAAACATTATCACCTTGATTTAATTCATCAATTGTGAATTCAAATGTTTCATTTAATAATACTGATTTTTCAACACCAACTGCCCAAGTATCATTGTACATTAAATTTCGAGTTGTTGAAGTATTTGAAGGATCAAATGTATTACCCCAACATAAAAACAAAGCCATAAAACCATTTCCAGTAAATGTTCCCTGAGTTACTACATAAGTCATATCAATTGATGCATTTACTTTAATTTCATTCAGTCTATTTTGAGCGTAAATAATTTTAAATCTTGAAAAATCATCATCATTTTCAGTGTTTATTTTAGGTTCTAACCATCCTAAAGAGTTTTCAATTCCATAAGATATATTTGTTTGCGCATAATTAAAACCGCATAAAAAAGCTAATGGATCAGTTGAATCCGCAATAAATGTTTCCGATCCAATACTTTTCCATTCACTTACTTGTAATACTGGTTTTGCTTTTAATAGTATATTTTCAGTTGTCAATGGTGTAATGGTATTTAAATCCAAATCTTTATCGCTAAAAACATCTACATTAATATCTTTGCGCCTGTTTATTATCGCTCTGTTATTTTCCTGAATAATTTTGCACTCAAAATAAGTAAGTAAGTCAGTCTTTGCCATTTGAAAATCAAGTAACCCAACCGTAAAATTAACACCGTTTTTTTTAAGTATAAATTCAACCTCACTTTCAAATCCATAAGTTTTGTAATAATCCAACAATTGAAATAATCCCATAGTCAAGCCATTATCAAAAGTTCCGTCATAAAACTCTAAACTCACTTCTTCATTTCCATAACTGATATCTCTACCATAACGCCCTTTGTCCTGCTCAACTGTAAAGCTGGCACCATCGAATTTAACAGGCTCGGTAATTTCTACTAAGCCTGTACTATCATTTTTGAAGTTTAAATAAAATGTAAAGTTTTCCATTATACTATTCTGCCTTTAGTGGTTAGTCTGCTGTTTAATATTTCGCGCGTTCTTCCATTTGAACTAATCATTTTCTTAAATCCGTTTTCATTTATATCAATTGCCACATCATTTGAACCGCTATATTTTCTAAAAACACTTTCCAAGTCATCTTTATTGATTCCGTTGGTTTGGTTTGTTTCTAAAGGCGAAATATTGTTTTTCAATAACATATTGTTAATTTGTTTACTCCATTGATCAGGTGTAAAAATTTGCGTTCCTTTTGGCGCGTCAACTATTTTATTTCTACCTTTAAACTGTCTTACTTTACCATCAGGCGTTACAACAGTTTCTTGAAATTTAGAACCTTTAGCATCGTTAATTAACATTTTACCACCTTCATGAATCCCACCTTCGGCAAATGCTGGTATTTCCTGAGCAGCAACCATAGCTAACTGAGCCGCTCCAATTGCAGCAACTGCAATAGCTAAAGGACTTGCAAAGAAACCGCCTTTTCCAAGTGTAGCCATAACCGCTTGAGCTGTATTTATAGCGATATTAAACATAGCTTGTTTCTTTTCGTCTTGAGCTTGTCTTCTTTGGATAGATTTCCTTTTTTCTTCATATTGACGTTCAATTTCAGCCTTAGCAGCTGTGCTACTTCCAGCAAATGCCAAAGAAACATTCTTTTGTTGTTCTAAACGTGAGTATTCAGCATTAAAACGCGCCTCGCTTTGTTTCATTAATGTATTGGTCAATTCCTGACCTATTTCCATCATTGCGGTAGCTGTTACCTTCCAATTATCACCAAATCCGCTAATTTCTTTATTCATAACCTTAAACAAAGTAGGCATTCCTGATTCACTTCCAAATTGATCGTAAAAACCTTTTAAATACCCTTCTTGTTCTTTTGCCAAATCTGCAAGTATTTTCTTTGTATCTGCTGCTTTTGAAGTATCTATCATAGGCAACAAATCAGGTGTTTTTGTCATTTCATCAATTGACTTTTGTAGTCCGTCAATAATTAACTGAAATCCTTTATATTCAATTCCTGTGTCAGAAACCATTTGTTGAGTTTTTTGATAAACTGCAAGTTGCTCTTTTAATGTTTGCAAATAACTGTTTTCCATTTCAAGTGTTTCTGATGCACTTTTAACGTCTTCTCTTTTTACATCCTTGTTTTTCTTTGTGGCTTTTGTATTATTATCAAGTTCTTTATTTTCTTTTATTAATGCGCTTTTCAATACTTCAACACTACCTACGCGCCTTGTCATTACATCATTAAGTTTTTGAATTTCTTTGTAATTTTCAGCTATTAAGTTTGTGTTTTCTTTTGTTAATTGACCAAATGGACTCCTTGCACCTGTTTTTTGAATATCTTTATTTTTTTGAGTTAATTCATCAAACTTTTTTCTATCTGTTTGTATTTTATCCTCTAATGACAATATCATTGCACGAACTTTTTGTTCTTGTTCTGGTGTTCCTTTATAGTTTTTAAGTACGTTTTCCGCCTCTTCTTTTCCTATGTTTTTAAGTTCTAATAATTGCTCTTTTCTTATTTGAGTATCTGATTTAAGCCATTGCGTAAACTTTGATAAATCTTTTTGAAATTTACCTAAAACTTTAGATCCTATATTTGAAATAACACTTTCCCCATAGTTTAACTGTCTAATAAAATCAGTCCAAGCGTTTGTAAGCCTTGTTTGTGCAGCTGCTAAACTTTCTACCCTATTTTTATTTTCAATTCCGTATGTTTTCTCTAATTGACGCGCGAACTCTGGCAATACTTCTGAAGCTAACACCTTACCGTCTTGCATCATTTTACCTAACTGTTTTTCAGTTACGCCCATAGATTTAGCCATAATACCAAATGCACCTGGCAGAGCTTCGCCTAATTGACCTTTTAACTCCTCAGCGCTTACGGTACCTTTTGACATCATTTGATTAAGCGCAGTAAATGCTCTATTTTGAGCGTCAACACTTAATCCCATAAAACCAGCCGACTTAGCAACGCTTTCAAATATTTGTTGTATTTCTTTTCCGCTTATTTTATCTTTTGCACTTACATAAAATTGAGTAAATTGCTTTGTAAGTCCGTTTATTTCAATACCATATTTTTCAGAAATACCACTTAAAAACGCTTGACTTTCTGCAAATTTAGAATCACTTTCAACTACTTGTTTAAGTGCTAAATCTAAAGATTGAATTTCTTTTGTAGTATTAAAAATATCCTTTGTAATATCTGCAAATAACGATAAACCTCCAGCGATACCAAATGCACTCATTAAATTACCTATTCCTGCAATGGCTTGAGTTGGATAATTACCAACGTTTCTATTAAATTTACCTACTGCAATATCTGCTTGAAGTACTTTTTTATTTAATCCATTAAATTCATTTTGAGCCTTATCTAATTCTCTGTTATATTCTTTTTGCGTTTGTGTTGCCGTTTTTCCTCTTACAATAATATCCTGTACCTTTCTGGCGCTTTCTGCTTGTTGTTTACTTAATTGTAAATATGCACTCGACAATTTTTCATTTGCAATCCTAACTCGATCAGCTTCTTTTGCTTCTTTATTTGCTAAATCAATATTAGATTTCCTTTGTTGGTTTTCTTTTATTTGAGTAGCAATTATCTTTTGCTTTTGAGTTTCTAATTTATTAACATCAGTCAAAAGTTTTCTCTCTGCTGCCGATAGTTCCCCAGTTAATTTTATATTTTCTTTTATTTTATCGTTTAAATCCGTTACACTTTTAGGCGATTGACCACCATTAAAAGAAAGTTGCAGCTTTGAAATTGCTACAACTTCCTCGTGTGTTTTGGTTAATGATTTATAAAGGTCATCAAGTTGTTTTTGCGCTTCCTTACTTACTATTAAATCAATACTATTTGCCATTCTTTTGTGATTTTATTGTTTTTTCAGCTTGTTTTTGGAACTCAATCCATTCTTTTACCGTTATATCTTTTGAATCAATCTTATATTTTAGCTCTAAAATACGGCTAACAGATATTAATTGTGATTCAATACTTTGGCTTTCCTGTTGGTCATCTTTTTTAAGTTCTAATTGTAATACTTCGATTTGAGTTTTAACGTTCTGTAATCTTTGGTTGATGCTTTCAATTTGTGTAAATATATCTTTTGAACGATCTATTCTATAATGCCATTTTTCAAGTTCCCAAGTCAACTCATGAAACATATCAATATTTAAACCTTTATCATAATTATATAATGATTTAAGTATTAAAGAAACGCAATTGTACTTTCCTTCTAATTTCAATAGTTTATAAATCTTTGAGAATCTTTGATATACTGCATTGTTTTGAGTTAATTCTAAATATTCAGCAAAGAAATCATTCATTACGGATTCAAGTCCTTTAACTTCTTTTAATTCCTTTGTAAAGTATTTTAGTTCGTTAGTTTCAAGATACTTTTGAAAGTTCCAAAGTGGCATCTCATCGCACTTTTTATAAATATTGTTTGATGTACTTTTCAAGTTCAGGCAAAATAATTTCATAATTTAATTTTTGTTGGTTATTATAATTTAATCCGAAAATGTTTTTTCCATATTTTCCGACCAAATCCGTTGTTTTTGTATCTGTTGAGTTAAATGTAAGTATTAAATTGTTTTTGTCTAAGGTAAGATAAAAACCATCATAAAAGGCGCCTGAATAGTTCAAAGTTGTTCTGTTATACGGTTGTCCTAATAATTGTTTTATCTGTACCGTAAAGAAGGAATAAGGTTTTAAATCCAAACCAAGACTATCTTCCCCTTTATCGTATAACTGTTTTTGTCTATTTAAATCAATTATCTCAGCTCTATTTCTGTTTATTATACCTTCGGTTTGTTGTGGAATATTATCCCTAACATTCTTTACAAAGTCCATATAATCTTTAATAGTTCTCATAATACAAAAGTACAAAAAAAAAGCGCACCGATTATGGCACGCTTTATTTATAAAACAAAAAACAAAATTATAAAGCCAGTGCAGTAGCTACATTTGATTTATACAATACATCAGATAAATTGATGATAGTTTTCAACAATGTAGTATCCCAAGTTTTTAAAGTTAATACTTTACCAGCTGTGAATGCAGGAACGGTAAGAGTATATTTGCCCGCTTCGGTTGTACTTTCTACTAATGTAGTGATAGTTGTACTTACACCGTCAACAGTATAAAGCAAATCAGTTTTAAGCAATCCACTTAATGATACTTGATGATTGTCAGCTAATGTTTTAGCAGTAAAAACAATAGAAGTTCCAGCAGTTGGAACGGTCATTGTGAATACTACATCATTAACACCATCAAGATCCTCTTGTGCGTTATAATCCAAGTTGTCTGCTGTAATCCAGCTTACGCGCTCGTCAAACTCTAATCTGTTAACCATTTGGAAAGTTACTGATTGTGCAGATGCATCAGTTCCGTTGCTCATAGTGTATTTACCATTTTCAAACATACCAAGTGTGAATCCTTTGAACTCGCCCGCTTTAGTTTGAGTAAAGATAGCATCCCCTTTTGAGTCAAACATAATCAAGTCATATTGTCTATGAGATGACAAAGAAGTCAATGCTTTATGAAAGTTAAGACCGTTGTCAAACATTACAGTATATTCGTATGGGTTTTTACCAGCTACGATTTTCTCACCTGATCCAGCACGTGTGATAATTGTATCCTCTGCCGTGTTGTCAGCTAATTCAATTACACCTTGTAAAATAATTAATTGCCCTTTTTGTTGCAATTCTTGAATGTAAGCTAATTCTAAAGAACGTGCCTCATCAAATTTAAGACCTCTTTCTAATAGACCAAGAGTTGTAACTCTTTTAATGTCCTGTTTGCAGTTTTTCAGACCTGTTCCTAAAACTTCTGAAGCTCCACAGTTTACTGAATTCACGATTGTAGTTAATGCCATTTTTAATTAAAATTTATAGTTTTTAAACAATTTTCTTTGAAGTAAATATCTAACTCTAAAACTATCACATTCCAATTATCAATGGTTTTTGCTGTTTTTCCATTGTCTTCAGAATAGTTTGATTTTCTTTGTAGTTTGTATTTCCCTTCCTTTATTTCTGTTGTTGTACTTCTATCCAATGCCTTTAGTATATTTTCTGCAAGTGGATTAAGTACATCATTAAATTCTGTTTCCCAAATTATCGGGTTTGTGTTGGTTGTGTGTACTGATTGTTTAGCAATAATTAGTTTTACAGATTTTTCAACTCCTTTTTTAGAGAAGTTCCCATTTTCTTCATTTTCAACTAACCAAATTAACGGGTATTTATTTGTTTGCTTTAATTGAGCTAAATACAAATTTAAACTATCTTGACTTCCCCAGTTGAATTTTGGTTTAAATCCTTGAATAGTTGGTAATTGTGTAAATAAATCTCTTAAATAATGCTCTACAATTATCATAATCCCATTTGATTTTGGTTTCTAAAAATACTCATATTTGCATCAACATAAACCGTATCGTGATCAGCTAAAAACTGAATTAAACTAACATAGCCTAACTGTTCGCCACTTCCAAACCAATCAATCACTTTTGTATTTCCTTTATACCATACAGAAGGAAAATGTGTGTTTGTACCTTGATATTCCGATACAAAGTCATTCCATACTGTTACCAATCTTTGATTTGAGTTAATCGACTCAGCGTTTACAGATTTAATACTCTTTTCGCCTGTTCCTGTAACCATAGAAACGTTATCTTTTAACCAATAATAAAATACATACTTTGCCATTAAAGACGCTTTAAATAAACCATCTGTATGTCTTAAGCCTTTCCACTTGTATAATTTGCCATCTTTGGTATATTCTACACCATTGACAAAATCAAGCCATTTTTGAGGCGCTAATACGTCAAGTACTCCGTTTGTAATCTTACTATCCAAATCTTTAAATAAAACGTATCCTAATGCACCTTGTAATAATTGCCTACATTTATCATCAATATATTGATTTAATACGGTTAAATTATCCGAGTCCATTTCGTTTAGATTTGGAATACTCAATTCTTTGATAAAATATGTTTGGTCAATTAAATACATTATTTTTTACTTTTAGGTTCGTAATACTTAGCCACTTTGTCAACGTTCACTAATTGAGAAGCGAGTTGGGAGTCACACTCCCAAACATCGCCTTTCAGTTTAGTTGCAAAGTCTTTGATAAACTCTACTTTACGCATTTATTAAGATGCTAATGTAGTTAATGCAGCAGAAATAGAAGCCACTTTTCTAAATCCTGTTTTGTCAGCCTCTCTAACTAAGAAAGCTAATCTTTTGCGAGCTTTCAAAGTCAACATATCTTCTGCAAAATCAGTACCGTTGTAACCTTTAGAAACAACTACTCCGCCCATTTCATAAATACGTGCAAATCTTGAATCACCTAAGTAAAGAGTGTTAGCTACTACGTTGTTATCTTCTACGATGTTCAATGCTCCAATACGTGGATCATTAAAGTTAAATACATAGTTATAAGTAGTATCTTTTTTCAATTTCAATTTATTGATATCTGCAATATTCATTGCTACGAAATCAGGAGCGTATTTAGCACCACCAACAGAAGTAATGTCTTCAGTTACTTTTGCAATAAGGTCATAAATGTTAGCGTCTGTAATTCCTGAAGCAGCAGCAGTGTAAGCAGTAGCAGAAGAAACCAAACCTTTTAAGTTAGTACCTGTATTGTCTCCAACAACTAATTGAGAAGCTACTTTGTCCAATACGTTAGCATCCAAAAACATTTCAAGTTCAGCAGCAGCCATAACCTCATCGTTAAAAAACTCCTCAGATACAGGCAATGAATCACCAATTTTTTGCAAAGCTAATGTATAACCTTTAAATTTAGCAGTACTCTCAGCAAATGCAACACCTTCAGCAACTGAGGCGGCAGCTTTTACAGTAGTAGCCTCATCCCAGTCAACATAAGCAACAGTACCATTATGGTTGCCAGCTCCAACAGGAATTTTTCTAAATAAGTCATATAAACTTCTTTTTTTACGTTGCAATTGACCAATACCGTCAACTAACTCAACGTGTGGATTTGTAGCGATAGAAGCTCTCAAAGTATCTGCTTTTAATACTACTTCAGCATTTCCACCTTTAGCGATGTTTTTTAATGCGTCTTTGTTTTCTTTGATTTCTTCAACCAAAGTTTTTACAGTAATAGACTGTGTTCCCATTTCTTTCAATTGATTAACTTGTTCTTGTAAATTTTCGAATACTGATTTTTCAATAGTTTCTTTTCCTTTTAAAGCTTCTAACTCAGCTTTTAATGCAGATACCTCAACGTCCTGAGCTTTGTATCCTTCAACTTTTGCGCTTAATGCGTCTAATTGTTCTTGTGTAATCATTTTTAAAATTTGTTTAATAATTGGTTAAATTGTTCTTGACTAATTTTTTGAGTAATTTCTTCAATTGGCTCACTTTCTGAAAGTGTGTTAACGGCTTTCATATTATTTTCTAAGGTTGGCGTAACTGGATTAGATCCAATAACTACTGCACTACCTTCTATTAATTTAGCTTCTAAAACTGCCCAAAAATATCCTTTTTCAATCGCTGTATCTTGATTAGCAACTTCAGGAAGGTATTTATTCCAGTTCTCATATTCTTGCGTACTTGCTGGATTGTTAGCACAAAGTACAATTTTAACATAAGACATTCCCACAGAATGATTCTTAACAAAGCCTTTCGAATATTGCTCATACATAAACTCGTTACGATCCTCTTTTACTTTGCTTTCAAATATCAAACATTCGGTTTTACCCTCGTAATTGTATCCTAATTGCTTAAATTTAGGCTTAAAACCATTAATTAATGGTAATTGAGCGAATAAATCGCGTAATCTATCTTCTACAACAATCATAATCCAAATTGGTTTTGATTGTCATAAATATACATATTTGCATCGGTATAATTAGTTTCATTATCGGTTAAAAACTGAATTAAACTAACATATCCGAACTGCTCGCCACTTCCGAACCAATCAATTACTTTTGTAGTTCCTTTATACCATACATTAGGAAAATGATTATTGTTTCCTTGATATTCTGATACAAAATCATTCCAAACTGTTACAAGTCTTTGATTTGAATTAACAGTACTAGAATTAAGAGCGTTAATGCTTTTCTCTCCTGTTCCTGTTACTGTAGTTACATTATCT